GAAACTAATTTACCCTGTGCTACACGCGTTAAAAAGTCACTGGTATCTTTTCGCATAGCGAAATATTCAGTAAGATATTAATGTTAGTCTTGCGACTAACAGGCAAAAAAAAGGCCCCAATTAAGGGGCCTTGAGATGTTATTACTTATTATTTAACAAGTGCAATATTTGCCTTGATATTTTTGATAAACAATGCAACGTCCATGTTCAAATCTTCTGAACCTTGTGCTACATCAATCGCGTCATTCAACGCGTCAATGATACGTTGCTGTGCTGTACGTGTGACACGTGGCGCAGTAGATTTTGGATTTTCAAAATCAATCAAAGCGCGTTTTACTTTGCCATAATACGAACCCACTTGTTGTTGCGCGTATCGCTTAGCATTTTTGTCACTGTCACTTAGCGTCTTAGTATCCTTAGCAATTAAGCTAACCCATTCTGCAGGTAGCCCCTTAATAATTGCTTGAGTGATACCAAATTGCAACGTGGCGTTAGGGTTCGCGTCAGTCTTTTTACTAGGCTTATCAAGCATTGATGACTTAACACCATCTGCAACCAATAAATCCACCATCTTTTTAGTTTTACCTTTTACATCTTGAGTAGCACTAACAACGTTAGTGATTGATACTTGAGTTAGTTCTTTTAATGTAGCCATGATATGTATTTCCTTTATGTTAATGTCTGCAACGCGTTATTGCCTTGCCGACAGTTCCTATTATACGGGTTCATGCCATGCCATGCTGTAAACGCTGTTAGTCCTGTGACTAACACGATACCCCACCCCCCATTTTGTAGATTTGGTTCCATCTAGGGTTTAGGGTTTACTATTCTGCACACTCTTAGACCAATATTTTAAAATACCCCCCGTCATCATTTTTAAGTACCTAGCTAAAAAAATTTTATATATTATTTTTTAGAATCAAGGACTTAGCTCAAATCGAGTGTAAAGTATACTTTACATATTACGCGTGAAATTTCGGCCGTGTAAATCATGATTTTCTTGATGTATGTTTTCATTCAATTTGAAATAATGCAGTCATAGAGTGAAAACTCTATATAACTTATAAGGAGTATTACTATGTGGACTAAACCAGCTGCAACAGAAATGCGTTTTGGCTTTGAAGTAACTATGTACGTAATGAATAAATAATGATTATCGTAACGGATTGTTATTAAAAAAGGGGCTTAACGCCCCTCTTTTTTTGTGTATACTATATAGTATGGCCCCCAAAATACTTACTAGACGAAATTTAAGAATACTATATGGTGCACTTATTAAAATGCCGCCGTTTAATCAGTATCGTATGCCTGCACCCCACAAGATTCAATTTGCAGTGATGAAGTTAGACGGGGCACTTGGATACTTCCATACAGAACCTTGCCGAATTGAACTCGATATATCGAATGATACGTGGCACAAAATGAGTGAGACATTATTGCATGAGATGATTCACTTGTGTCGATACCACAACGGCAAGTGGGATTTTGATTCACATAACCATAACTTCATAAGTTTGGCTCAAAGAATATGTGACATATATATGTTTGATATAGACACGTTCTAACAAATTAATATATAATGCGCAAACCCCATATCAATCTGGACATAAGATTTGATGCAACTAAATATAGAGCCCGATATAGGTATTGAGTTACCTGAACATAATATTCCACTAGCTGACTTTAAAGAGAAAGCGGATGCCGCATGTGCGACAGCTGAGTATCTCGAACTAAAGATAGAACCCACCGAAGAAGATAAAGAGAAAGCTGAAGAAGTTATTCTCAAGCTTGCTGAAGACCCAGACAAGGGGAACCGGAAAGCTCTGACGCAATCTAAACATTTTTCAGCACCCACATATATACAGACTAAACACATATTAGATTCTTATGCGTTGAAGGTTGTCGAGAACGCCACACAGATAAGACTGTTAGTAACAAATAAACTCATCATGGAGTCAGAGAATGAAGATGCGAAGATTAGACTTCGTGCACTCGAGCTACTAGGTAAGATTACAGACGTGGGACTCTTCACAGAAAAATCAGAAGTCACAGTGAATAACCGTTCATCACAAGAGTTAGTCAATACACTCAAAGATAAAATTAGAAAACTTATGTACCCACAAGAAAATGTTCAGGACGCTGAGACTGTGGAGTCAGTTGAACTTGATGGTGAGACTATAGATATAGATAAAGAATTAGGCATTGCCGAAACTAACCCACAAGAAACATATGACGATGACGTGGAACAGAAAGAATGAAGTATTTTAGTGGAGTAGATAAATATCCATTCTTACAAAAGCTAATGAATAATTGGCCAGCTATATTAGAAGAGTATAAAAAAGTACAAGCACTTGCAGTTGAATGGCCTGAAAAATTTTTATATACAGATGGATGGTCAGTCATAGGACTAAGATTTCAAACAGAAGATAATAAGTCTGTGCAAGCATTATGTCCTGTAACTATGAGAGTAATAAATGAAATAGCTGATGTTACGACAGCTGGGTTTTCTATATTAAAAGCAGGCACAATCATTCATCCTCATGAAGGATATACAGACGAAGTATATAGAGTTCACTTAGGACTGATATGTCCAGAAGGCGCATGGATAAAAGTAGGTGATGAAGTTATGACTTGGACAGAAGGAGAAGCGTTTGTATTTGATGATACAAACACGCATGAAGTACAGAACAATTCAAATGCAGATAGAGTTATTTTAATATTAGATTTTCTTAAAAAAGTTTATGACAACACAGACAAACCAGCTTGAGTCTTTAGATGATGTGGAATTAAATTTTCTCCTCAATAATTTAGATGAGTTTGATTTAACTGACCAGGAAGAAATAGACTTAGTATTAGTTGAGTTAGAAAGACGTCAGAGTGCTCAAGCGTGTCGTGAAGACTTGATTGAGTTTTGTAAAAAGATGCAGTCTGATTATAAAGTGGGTAAGCACCACAGACGACTTGCAGACTTGTTAATGAATATTGCAGAAGGTACTGAGACAAGAATATGTGTCAACATGCCACCTCGTCATGGTAAATCTCAACTTGTATCTATATATTTTCCAGCATGGTTCTTAGGAAAGTATCCTGATAAAAAAGTTTTGATGGTATCGCATACGACTGACTTAGCGGTTGACTTTGGTAGAAAGGTAAGGAACTTAATTGATAATCCTGCGTATAAACAAATTTTTCCTACAGTTACTCTGGCTGCAGATAATAAGTCTGCTGGTCGGTGGAACACGAATGTTGGGGGTGAGTATTTTGCTTGCGGTGTGGGTTCCGCTCTTGCTGGTCGTGGCGCTGACTTACTCCTTGTTGATGACCCTCACAACGAGCAAGATATTATTAGTGGGAACTTCGAGATATTCGAGAAGGCGTATGAATGGTTTACATACGGAGCCCGAACACGGCTTATGCCAAGAGGACGCGTTGCGATTGTACAAACTCGATGGCACCAAGATGACTTAACTGGACGTGTTGTCCGTGACATGCTCAATAATGAGGAAGCAGACCAGTATGAAGTGGTTGAGTTCCCTGCAATATTTAATGAAGGCGCTAAGGATGAGAAAGCACTTTGGCCAGAACAATATACCTTACAAGCATTACGTCAAACAAAAGCGTCCATGCCTGTGTTCCAGTGGAACGCACAGTATCAACAGAATCCTACGGCAGAAGAAGCATCTGTTATAAAAAGAGAATGGTGGAATATATGGAAAGAAGAAAGACCACCACAATGTGAATATATTATTATGAGTCTTGACGCCGCAGCCGAAACTAACAATCGAGCTGACTTTACTGCCTTAACTACTTGGGGAGTATTTATGAATGAGGAAAAAGAAGCGTATAATATAATACTATTAAATAGTATTAAGAAACGGTTAGAATTTCCAGACCTAAAAGATTTAGCTTTAAATGAGTATAAAGAATGGGAACCTGATAGTTTTATTGTAGAAAAGAAGTCAGCAGGTACAGCTTTATACCAAGAATTACGAAGAATGGGTATGCCGGTGCAAGAATATACCCCACATCGTGGAAGTGGTGATAAACTAGCAAGATTAAATAGTGTAGCCGATATTGTGAAATCTGGACTATGTTGGATACCAGAAGCAAGGTGGGGCGAAGAAGTTATAGAAGAGATTGCAGGTTTCCCATTTATGAGTCATGATGACTTGGTTGACTCAACCACAATGGCACTCATGCGATTCAGACAAGGTGGGTTTATTAGGTTACCTTCAGATGAACCTGATGAATTAAAAATGTTTAAATCAAGAAGAACTAAAGGGTATTACTAGTATGGCAAAAAAATCAGATGGATTAAAAGATTTAGCTACGTTCCAAGGAATTCCTGTGGATTCATATAGCCTTGCTAAAACCTTAGAGCAACAACGTCCTAAAGGTAAATATTTTGAATCATATCCTACTGAAGGGATTACTACTTCTATGGATGGTAATGAAGCTAATTATAATTTATTAGGATATGTAACACCTAAAGACCCTAACTATTTACATTTGCGGGAATCAATAGCACCTCAGATAGCAAATAGATTACCACAACATAGTTCTTTATATGGGGTATTTGAGCATGAAAGACAACATGCTATAGATAGAGCAAGAAAAGATGAAAATATATATCCTATTAATCCATATTTATACAATGTTCCAGCAAATGAAACATCATATAGACCTTATATAGAACATCATATGAGATTAAACCAAGACCCTAAATATACATGGGATAATCCAGATGCAGTTACGTCATCTCAAAAAATGACAGATATAAAGAATCCAGAACACCCTGTAAACACTCAAATGCATTTAAATAATATATTTAAAAAATATGAAGATAGATTGTCTGTAGATTTTCCTCGTGAAGGTTTTTTTGCTGAAATGAAAGCATATGAAAGAACATTACCTCCAGGCATTAATATGTTAGATACTGATTTTGGTAAAGAAGTATTTGGAGGACACCCTGAATTGTTACAAACTTATTTTAGTGCAACGCGCCCACAGAACGTGCCAAGTATGACAGAAGATTTTGGGTCTAAAAGATATAAATATGAAGAACCTAAAGTAGATGAAGCAAAAAGTAAAAGTATTATAGATACAGTAAGAGATTATATGAAGAAGTCTACAACATATAAAAAAGGTGGAAAAGTTAAACTACCCGACGGATATAAAAACGGTGGCAATTCAGGATTAATTTAATATGCCAGGAACAATAAAAGATTATATACACGGTTACCGCGCTAATCCAAAAAATAAATATGGCGCTAAAGATTATATGGAAACGCTTCCTACGGAGTTTGATGCATATACTTTAGGTAATTATGCTAAAGGTATGAAGGAAGGAAAACCTTATGGTGTTCCACAATTAACAAAAGAACAACTTGCTAACATTGCACTACACGAAGGTCGTGATGACTTTGGTTTAAACTTAGCAAATAGTAAAAATAAAAACGCTATGGAAATAGCTAAAATATTAAAAGATAAAGGTGTTAGTGAAGATGGTGCTTTATTTGCTGCAGCTGTATATGACAAACATCAAGTAGCTAATAGATTAAAAATTCCATTTGAACATGCATGGAATGGCGTAGGCGTAACATCAGAAGGAAGGTCAGGCGCTGATTATGCTAAAGAAGCTAAACAAATGCACTATGCAGCAACCCACTCTAAAAATACAGAATTGGTAGATTATATAGATAGAGCAATGAATGATAAGTTATCTCCCCAAGAACTTCTTGTTAATAAAATTAGAGCCCAAGAAGAAAATGACCCATATGTATCTAATTTAAACAATTGGATAAATAAAGTTAAAGACCCTAATGCTCAAAAATTATTACAACAAGCAGACCCAGATATGTTGCAAACACTTATGTATAATAAAGTACGTGAGGCTTATAATGTAAATCCACGTCCAGTAATGCCAACTAATTCAAAAACGGGATACGTAATGCCTGGGGCAACCGATGCTGCGCAAATTACAAGTTTAGCTATAGAACATCCAGAAATACAAAATTTAATTAATGCAAAAGTAGAAGAATCAAAAAAACAAATAGGAAATACAATACCTCAATACAAAGCAGGTGGAAAAGTAAAACTACCTGATGGTTACAAACACGGCGGCGGTTCAAGTTTAATATAAGGAAAAACTATGGCAACTAATATAGATAAAGGTTTATACGCAGCACCTCAAGGAATTGAAGAGGCAGCTCAACAAGAGGCTCCAATTGAAATACAAATTGAAGACCCTGAGTCTGTCAAGATTGGAATGGATGGCTTAGAAGTTATCCTTGACAATTCAGTAGAAAAAGGTGAAGACGAATTTAACGAAAATCTTGCAGAACTTTTATCTGATGGTGAGTTAGCTGAATTATCTGGTGATTTAATTGGTGACTTTGATGGTGATGTATCATCACGAAAAGACTGGATACAAACTTATGTAGACGGTTTAGAGTTATTAGGTTTAAAAATTGAAGAAAGAGCTGAGCCATGGGAAGGCGCATGTGGTGTATATCACCCGTTATTAGCTGAAGCTTTAGTTAAATTCCAATCAGAAACTATGATGTCTATATTCCCTGCAAAGGGACCTGTAAAAACTATCATTGTGGGTAAAGAAACACCTGAAAAGAAAGAATCTGCTGAGCGCGTTGAAGATGATATGAACTATCAGCTCACAGAAGAGATGCCAGAATACCGTCCTGAGACCGAAAGAATGCTTTGGGGTCTAGGATTAGCAGGAAATGCGTTCAAAAAAGTCTATTATGACCCACAATTACAGCGTCAAGTGGCTATGTATGTACCTGCAGAGGACATTGTTGTCCCTTATGGGGCATCAGATTTAGCATCTTCCCCGCGTGTATCGCATGTTATGCGTAAAACAGAGAATGAATTACGTGTTTTACAGGTAAATGGCTTCTATAGAGACGTAGATTTAGGTGAGCCGGTTGCCTCTTTAGATGAAGTTGAGAAGAAAATTGCAGAAAAACTAGGTTTCCGGGCGTCTTCTGACGATAGATACAAAGTTTTAGAGATGCATGTTGATTTAGACCTCCCAGGCTTTGAAGATATTGATGAAAATGGTGAAGAAACAGGAATTGCACTACCTTATGTAGTGACTATTGAAAAAGGTACTGGCACAATTCTTGCTATACGTAGAAATTGGCAGCCGGATGACAAATTAAAAGCTAAACGTCAGCATTTTGTGCATTATGGCTATATTCCTGGCTTTGGATTCTATTGTTTTGGTCTTATTCACCTTATTGGTGCATATGCTAAGTCAGGTACATCAATTATTCGTCAACTTGTTGACGCAGGTACACTAAGTAACCTACCAGGTGGCTTTAAAACACGTGGTTTACGAGTTAAAGGTGATGATACACCGATTGCTCCAGGCGAATGGCGTGACGTAGACGTACCAAGTGGTGCGATGCGTGACAATATTATGCCATTACCATATAAAGAACCTAGCCAAGTACTTGCTATGTTGATGGATAAGATTATTGAAGAAGGTAGACGCTTTGCAAATACGGCCGATTTAAACCTTTCAGATATGTCTGCACAAGCACCTGTAGGCACAACGCTTGCTATTCTGGAACGTACACTCAAAGTAATGTCAGCTGTACAAGCACGTATTCATTACAGCTTAAAACAAGAATTAAAACTTCTTAAAAAGATTATTGCTGATTACACACCAGAAGAATATAACTATGACCCATCTGAAGGTGACCGCCGTGCTAAAAAATCAGACTATGATAACGTTGACGTTATTCCAGTATCTGACCCTAATGCGTCAACCATGGCACAGAAGATTGTTCAGTACCAAGCAGTATTACAGTTAGCACAATCTGCGCCACAGATGTATAACATGCCACTTTTACATCGTCAGATGTTAGATGTGTTAGGTGTTAAGAACGCACAGAAATTAATTCCAATGGTGGAAGATATGAAACCATGTGACCCTGTGACAGAGAATCAAAATATCTTAATGTCAAAACCTGTAAAAGCTTTTGCATATCAAGACCACCAAGCTCATATCACAGTACATATGGCAGCTATGCAAGACCCCAAAATTATGGCGTTATTACAAAATAATCCAATGGTACAAGCATTACAAGCTGCAATGATGGCTCACATTAATGAACATTTAGGTTTCCAATATAGAGTTGAAATTGAAAATCAATTAGGATTTAATTTACCAGCACAAGTAGATGCATCTGGTGAAGATACACATATTGACCCAGAAACAGAAGCAAGATTAGCTCCAATGTTGTCAATGGCTGCACAACGCTTATTACAACAAAGTCAACAGCAAGCTCAACAAGCACAAGCTCAACAGCAAGCTCAAGACCCAATCATTCAAATGCAAATGCAAGAACTTCAACTTAAAGCTCAAGAGCAACAACGTAAAGCAGCAAAAGATAAAGCTGATATTGAGTTAAAAAATAAAGAAATTCAAATTGATGCAATGAAAGCTGCTGCTCAAATTGGTGATAGACAAAAGAATGAAAAAGCAAATCGTAATCTTGATGCATTAAAAACAGTAGCTCAAATGAAACATGATAAAGATACAACTACAAAGAAACATGCTTTAGAAATACTAAAACATGAGGACATGCTTCAGAATCAAAAGGAACAGAAACCTAAACAAGGAGAATAATAAATAATGGATACCCTCGATTACCTTCAAAAGGAAATCACTGAACGCATGACAATGCTAAGTGATGCTGCCTCCCGTGGACAATGCGCATCTTTTGAAGAATATAAATACACATGTGGTCAGTTACGCGGTCTTGAAGCTGCATGTGCCATTATCAAAGACCTGAAAAACAGAATGGAGAACTCGGACGATGAGTAACCTTAGCTTTGACAGAGCGCTAGATTTGTCAGACATGGCAGAACGTGCTAAGAAAGAAGGTCAAGAAGAAGCAGAAATACGAGCAATTGTAGGCGATGCAACAGATATTGAAAAAGCAAAGCAGCTTCCTAAACCTTCTGGATACCGCATTCTATGCGCAATACCAGAAGTAGATAAAGAAACCGATAGTGGGTTAGCCCTCCCTGATGAATATATTAGACGGGAAGAACTTTTATCTACAGTACTATATGTAGTAGCTCTAGGTCCAGATTGCTTTAAGGACCCAACTAGATTTCCAAATGGCCCATGGTGTAAAGAAAAGGACTTTGTATTGGTTAGACCTAATGCAGGTACTCGACTTGTTATTCATGGTAGGGAATTTAGAATCATCAATGACGATTCTGTCGAGGCAGTAGTAGAAGACCCTCGTGGAATTAAACGTAAATTTTAATAGGAGGCGGACATGGCCGAAGAACAAAAAGAGGAATATCAATTTCCTGACGAAGTAGTAGAAAAAAAGACTGAAGAAAAAATAGAGATTCATGATGAAGCTAATAATGAGCTTCAAATTGATATTGAAGACGATACACCTGTAGAGGACCGTAATCGTACACCTTCAGACCCAAACAAAGTCAAAGAACTTGAAGTAGAAGTTGATGACTTAGATAAATATAGTAAAGACGCTAAGGACAAACTTATTCGCATGAAGCGAGTATGGAATGACGAACGTCGCCGTGCAGAAACTGCAGAACGTCAAAGTCAAGCAGCAATTGAAGCCGCACAACGTTTAATGGAAGAAAATAGACGTATGAAAGGTATGCTTTCTCAAGGTGAGGAAGAATACAAAGAAGCGGTGAAGGGCGCAGCAGAAGCCAAGGTTAAAGAAGCTAAACGTGCATATAAAGAAGCATATGATGCAGGTGATGGTGACAAGATGGTTGAAGCTCAAGAAGAAATGACTAATGCCCAGCTTGAACTAGAAAAAGTAAAAAGATTTAAGCTACCCCCTTTACAACAGGAAGAAAATCCTGTACAAAGTGAGTATGCAACTCCACAAGTGCCTCGCCCAGATGATAGGGTGATGCGTTGGCAAGCAGATAATGACTGGTTCGGACAGAACAAAGCCATGACTGCATTTGCACTTGGGCTCCATGAAGAGCTTAAAGATAACGGCATTGTAGTGGGTTCAGATAGATATTACGCAGAGTTGGACAAAACGATGCATAAACGTTTTTCAGAATACTTCAATCCTGAAGATACTGAAGAACCAAAAGAAGGGGCAAGGTCTAAAGAGGACACTTCTAAAACTAAGCCGACAACGAATGTAGCTCCGGCTACACGGTCGACGGCACCGAAGCGGGTCAGGCTCTCGCAATCGCAAGTTGCAATTGCTAAGAAACTTGGCTTAACACCAGAGCAGTACGTTCGTGAACTTTTGAAAATGGAGGCCTAAGATGGCTGAGAATAAAATAAGTAGAGATATAGATAATCGTGAATTTAATGAGCGCCCTAAACAGTGGACGCAACCTGAACTTCTCCCTGAGCCTGACAAAGAGGCTGGTTATGCATATCGATGGATTCGTGTTTCAACACTAAACAGCGCAGACCCACGTAACCTTTCCGCTAAATTGCGTGAAGGATGGGAGCCTGTAAGACTTGAAGAACAACCCAAATTTAAACTGTTAGCTGACCCCAACAGTCGATATAAAGACAATGTTGAGATTGGCGGGTTACTCCTCTGTAAGACTCCTATCGAATTTGTCCAACAACGTAATGAACATTACGCCAAACAAAGCGATATGCAAACTCAAGCGGTGGACCAAACTTTAATGCGCCAAAGCGACCCTCGTATGCCTTTGTTCAATGAACGTAAGACTACGACTAGTTTTGGTAAAGGTTAATAATTAATATAAAAGGAGTTATAAATGGCTTATCCTGTCGTTAGTAATCCCTATGGCTTTCGCCCGTTAAACCGTATCGACGGTTTACCATATGCTGGTGCTTTCCGTCAATTACCTATTGCTAGTAATTATAATACTGCAATTTATTACGGTGACCCAGTTGCGATTGTTACAGGTGGAACTATTGCAAAATCTTCAACATCGGGCTCTGAAATTACATCAGCAGTTATTGCTGGTATTTTTGTAGGTGTCCAATATGTAAATGCACAAGGTCAAACTGTGCAAGCTCAGTACTATCCTGGCACATCAGTAACAAGCGCAATTGCGTACGTTGTTGATGACCCAATGGCTGCTTTCCAAGTAGCAGTTGGTTATGCTAACGGTGTAGTTACAACAGTGCAACAAAATGCAGTTGGTACAAACATGTCATACTACGCTGGTACTGGTTCAGCCACTACTGGTGATTCAGGTGCATGGGTTACTGCAGCATCTGGTGCTAATACATCAACACTTCCATGGCGCGTTATTCGTGTTGTGCCTGATACAAACGTTACTTCAACAACTTTCTGTGAAGTTCTCGTTAAAATCAATACACAACAATACAACGTTGCTCTTGCAAACAATCTAGCTTAATAAGGAGAAATAAACATGGCTATTTCACGTGCACAGCTCCTAAAAGAGCTATTACCAGGACTTAATGCGCTATTCGGTTTAGAATACGCAAAATACGGCGAAGAACATAAAGAAATTTATGAAACAGAAAATTCTGAACGTTCATTCGAAGAAGAAACAAAACTTTCAGGCTTCTCAGCTGCCCCAGTTAAAAACGAAGGCGCGGCAATTGCTTATGACAATGGCCAAGAAGCTTGGACAGCTCGCTATACACACGAAACTATTGCTCAAGGCTTCAGCTTAACTGAAGAAGCTATTGAAGATAACTTGTATGATTCATTATCAGCACGTTATACAAAAGCATTAGCTCGTTCTATGGCTTACACAAAACAAGTTAAGGCTGCTGCAGTTCTTAATAATGGTTTTACTGCTGGTTATAACGGCGGTGATGGTCAACCATTATTTTCTGCATCTCATCCACTCGTTTCAGGCGGTACAAACAGCAACATTCCATCAACACCAGCAGACTTGAATGAAACTTCTTTAGAAGCAGCAGTAATTCAAATTTCTTTATGGACTGATGAACGTAGCTTACTTATCGCTGCTAAACCACGTAAACTTATTGTTCCACCAGCATTGCAATTCGTTGCAACACGCTTGTTAGAAACTGAGTTACGTGTTGGTACAAACGATAATGACATCAATGCGTTAAAAAACAACGGTGCTATTCCAGAAGGTTACGCAATTAACCACTTCTTGACTGACACAAATGGTTGGTTCTTAACAACTGATGTGCCTAACGGTATGAAACACTTTGTTCGTGTTCCATTACAACAATCTATGGACGGTGACTTCGATACAGGTAACGTACGTTATAAATCACGTGAACGTTATTCATTCGGTTGGTCTGACCCATTAGGTATGTTCGGTTCAGCAGGTGCTTAATTAGCAACTTGCTACGTACTACTAAAAAGGGGCTTAATTGCCCCTTTTTTTATTTATAATTACTTGCTTTATGATAAAAATGTAGTAATATAGTTATATCCGGGTAATCCGGTTTATTAGACTGTCCCGGCAGATACATACATAACTAATAAACTTAACTTTGTATGAAGGATAAATTATGGCTCGTTCTACCACACTAGCTGTTTGGCGCTCTAACGGTGGGGACCAAACACGTACTACATCTGCCGGTTCTATGCAAATGTCTGTTCCGTTTTACATTGCAAACGTTGCTGCTACAGCAAACGTTGTTATTTCATCAAGCTTACCTAATGCTGCAGTTGTTTTACCAGCTAATGCAATTGTTACAAACATTGCAGTAACTGCTACAGGTACAGGTAAAGTTGATTTAGGCTTTACACCATTATCAAACATTGGTCCAGGCCAAACAACTACAACAGGTACAGCAGTTCCAACAGGATTATTACTTAATGCATCTACTGCTACACGCGCAGTATTTTCAACAGGTGGTGCTAATACAGGTGCTTCTTTAGGAAATGTTGCTAATGCTACTAATGTAGTTGTAATTACATCAGCTGCTAATGGTGTAGCTTCAGGTACAGCAAGTGGCTTTATTAGTTACTTTGTATCTGATAATGCTCAACAAGAAGTATAATTAATCTAAGTGGGGCTTTGGCCCCTCTTAATAACTAAGGAGATTAATTATGACAATGCAATATGATGTAAAACAGGCGCATCTTAATGGTAGCGGTATTTTAGTACCATTTACTACTCGCATTAAAGGTGTATCGTTTACTGGAAGTGCTACTGCTGGTACTCTTACCTTATTTGATACAGTAACGGCACCTGTAACTACAGCTACTTATGGACGTTCAGGAACCACAGTTACTATTACACAAGCAGCCCATGGTTTAACAACTGGGCAAATTATTGGTATTGATTTTGCTGCGGGTACTGGAGGAACGGCTACTAATGGTAACTATGCTGTTACAGTTACTAACTCTAGTACTTTTACAGTTACAGATATTAATAGCGGAACAATTACTGCTAGCCCATCCCTTGTATATTCAACAGGAAAATGGTTAGCTTCATATGATACTGCCGCAAACGATAGTTATAACAACGCACCATTTATTCCAGGAGAAGGTGTAAAAGCCATTACTGGAGTATATGCTTACATAACTAATTTAGTTGCAGTAAATATTTATTATGGCTAGTAAGAAAAAAGGTCCTTCTCTAGCAGTTGGACGTGGGGAAAAATTACCTGTATCGCAAGGTGCAGGACTTACCGCAAAAGGAAGAGCAAAGTATAATAGAGCTACAGGTTCTAATTTAAAAGCCCCGCAACCACAAGGCGGTCCTCGCAAAAAGTCATTCTGTGCAAGAATGTCTGGAATGCCAGGTCCGATGAAAGATGAACAAGGCCGTCCAACAAGAAAGGCAGCGTCATTAAAACGCTGGAACTGTAAATGATTAAACATTTTAACGAAATAAACGAACATACAAAGCACGTAATTGATGGAGCTTCTATTGCTACAGTATTGGGAACATTGGCAAATATTCTTCCAGCTATGGCAGCTATATTTACTATCGTATGGACAGCCATACGTATATATGAAACTAAAACTGTACAATCTTGGTTAAAAAAGAAAAATGCCGAGCAAGAGTAAAAAGCAACACAATTTAATGGCAGCTGTGGCACATAACCCAGCATTTGCTAAAAAAGTAGGAATTCCTGTCTCTGTTGGTAAAGAATTTTCAGATGCTGACAAAGGCAAGAAGTTTGGGTCTGGAGGTCGTGCAGACTTACAGAAAATTAACGCGCCGAAGACTAAACATGGTCAAGACGCAATTTTAAATAAAGGTGGAATTATGAAAGCTAAAAAAATGTCTAAAGGCGGCGTAGCTGCTTCTGCTATGGGTAAAGTTAAAACTGCTGCTCCTAGTCGTGACGGTGTTGTTATCAAAGGTCACACAAAAGGCAAACAAATTGTAATGAAAAAAGGCGGCAAGTGCTAATACTATGAGAGCTTCTCGTGGTATGGGTGATATAGCCCCATCTAAAATGCCGAAAGCAGTTAAAAAGGCTCGTCGTGATGATACTGATTTTACTCAGTATAAAAAAGGCGGTAAGGTAGGGCTTTACGCAAATATTCATGCAAAACAAAAAAGAATAGCTGCAGGTTCTGGCGAGAAAATGCGCAAACCTGGTTCTAAAGGTGCGCCAACTAAACAGTCCTTTATTAATTCAGCTAAAACCGCAAGGAAAAAATAATGGCAACTACAGGTCTAAGTACATTTAATTTAGACATGAACGAGATAGTTGAAGAAGCATTTGAAAGATGCGGAAAACAACTTCGTTCAGGTTATGACTTTCGCACAGCCAGACGCTCAATCAATTTATTAACAATTGAATGGGCTAACAAAGGTATTAATCTTTGGACAGTTGAGCAAGGTCAAATTGTAATGAATACGGGCCAAGCCATATACCCACTTCCTGTAGATACTATTGATATACTTGATGCTGTAACGCGTCAATATAATGGTATGCAAACAAATCAAATTGATATTAATATCAATCGCATTAGTGAATCAACCTACTCTACGATTCCTAATAAAAATGCTACAGGTCGTCCAATTCAAATGTATGTAAATCGTCAATCTGGTAATGTGGCAGATATAGCGCAAACAACAGTGGCTACAGGATATCCAATCTCTGCAAGTGATACAACCATTACATTAACATCAGTTACAGGACTTCCTACAGTAGGATTTATTAATATTGATAACGAAACGATTGGTTATCAAAATATTGTAGGTAATCAAATTTTAAATGCATGGCGTGGTCAAAATGGTACAACAGCTGCAAGTCATACTGCAGGTGCTAGTGTATATGTAAATTATTTACCAAGTCTTAATGTTTGGCCTACACCGAATCCACCGGGTAATCAGTACACACTTGTATATTATCGTATGCGTAGATTACAAGATGCAGGTAATGGGGTTAATACAGAAGATATTCCATTCCGTATGATTCCTGCTATGGCTGCAGGTTTAGCCTATCATTTAAGTGTAAAACTTGAAGGCGTTGATATGCAACGTATTATGGGACTAAAAGCAGCCTATGAAGAAACATGGCAGCAAGCAGCCGATGAAGACCGAGAGAAAGCTCCATTGCGTTGGGTACCAAGAAATACATTTTATTATAGATAAAAATGCCTAGAAAAGACCCTATAGCTAGAGCAGAATACGGTAAATTATATAGGGAAAAAAATAAAGATAAACTTCGTGCATATAGACAAGCATGGAGAAAAGATAATCCAGATAAAAGAGCAGAGCAAAATAAAAGATATGCTAAAAGATATCCGGAAATATTAAGGGCTAAAACAGATAGATGGAAAAAAGCTAATCCTGAACGAGCAGCTGCGGTATCAAAAAAAACTAGGCAAAAATGTAAAGCAAGAATATTATCTACTAAGGCAAAGTATAGGGCAAATAAAAAGAATAGAACTCCTAAATGGGTAGATAAAGACCATTTATGGATGATTAAAGAAGCATATGAACTAGCAGTATTAAGAACTAAATTATTTAAATTTGAATGGCATGTAGACCATATAATTCCACTAAATGGTAAATTAGTTTCAGGATTGCATGTAATAGAAAATTTACAAGTAATACCAGGCGCAGAAAACTTATTAAAGAATAACAAATATGTCAACTAAATACTCTAGTGGAAAAAATGCTATTGCCGAATGCGATAGATGTGCATTTAGATACAAGTTGCATGAATTACGTACTGAAATTGTTAAGACCAAACCTTACAGAATTAAGGTATGTAGAACTTGTTTTAATCCTGACCAGCCACAGTTATTACTTGGAACTTTTCCTGTTTTTGACCCACAAGCTGTGCAGGAACCGCGTCCGGACGTGTCATACTATGTATCAGGACAAAGTGGTGTATTAACAAATTTATATGCAGCTAACGTAAATAGTGCAGATGAATATGGATATCCAGAAGCAGGTAGTAGAATATTCCAATGGGGTTGGGGTCCGGTTGGTGGTGCAAGAAGTAATGATACAGGATTAACCCCAAATGACTTGATATGTAACACACAAGTCGGTACAGTAACAATATCTACAACATAAGGAGTAATAAAATGGCAGAAAAAGATAAATCAGATTTATCGCAAGATAAAAAGCTAATTAAAAAAGCTTTTAAAATGCATGATGCACAAGAACATAAAGGCAGTAAAGGTACTAGTTTAGCTAGTCTTAAAAAAGGTGGTCCAACTTCAGCAGATATGAAGAGAATGGGTCGTAATTTAGCTCGTGTAGCTAACCAAAAAGGTTCATCAAGAGGAAAATAATATGGCTAAGAATGACTTTCCAAAACCAACACCAGCAGAAGCCTATCCATTAGGTCACGCTAAAGAAAACAAAGCAGCTAGTGCATACACAGGATTTGAATATCCTACAGGCGGCGGTAATGATATTGGTGTGTATAAACAACCTATGCCAAATGCACATGCAGCACCAGAAGATGTAGTTGATAAAAATGGTAATGCTATGCAAGAATATAATATTTCTGTAGCAGGTACTTCTAAAGGCAACTATAAAGTTATTAATCCACACGGTGTAGGTGAAATGCGTGGTTATGGTGCAGCTACTAAAGGTCGTAAAATTAGTGGAAAAATGGGCTAATGAATTACGAAACGTTATATAACAGTATTCAAGCATATGCCGAGAACACCGAAGCGTTGTTCGTGGCTAATATTCCTGTCTTTGTGCAAGAATCTGAAGACCGCATATATAACTCAGTTCAAATTCCAGCTTTGCGTAAAAACGTAACAGGTACGTTAACCTCAAGTAATAAATATGTATCACTACCTAATGATTGGTTATCCAATTATTCTATTGCAGTGATTGATGCATCTGGTAATTACACATATTTATTAAATAAAGATGTTAACTTTATTCGTGAAGCATATCCAAACCCTACTAAAACAGGGTTACCTAAACACTATGCACTTTTTGGGTCTCAATATACAGACATTAATGAAATGTCACTTATCTTAGGGCCTACGCCGGATTCTAGTTATAGTGTAGAAATGCACTACTATTATTATCCACCCACTATTGTACAAGGTCAGATTACAACACTTAATACTGCATCATTTAGCGGTGGTTCGTTATATACCAACGGGGTATATCAAAATATTCCTCTTACAGGGGGTTCTGGTTCTGGCGCATATGCAGATATTGTAGTAAGTGGCGGTCGTGTTACATCAGTATCACTAAGATTTGGTGGAAACTTCTATGTGGTAGGAGATTCACTATCTGCAGCTACAACTACAATTGGTAGCTCAGGTTCAGGTTTTTCTATATCTGTTACTGCAATCAGTAATACAAACGGTACTTCATGGTTAGGTGATAACTATGACCCAGTCCTTCTTTATGGCGCTATGCGTGAAGCGATGATATTTATGAAAGGTGAAGCCGATATGGTCGGATATTACGAAGCTAAATATCAAGAAGCTATGCAACAACTTAATCGTCTTGGCACAGGATTAGAACGGGGTGATTCCTATCGCGATGGCCAAGCAAGAATACAGGTTAACCCATAATGGCTATAGCTCAAGGACTAACAACTATATTCAAGCAAAACTGCTTAAATGCATTGGAGAACTTTTCCAATACATCACCCTATACATATAAAGTAGCTCTATACAACGGTAATGCTAATTTAGATAATAGTACAACAGCATATACATCAACAAACGAAATAACAGGTACAGGATATACAGCAACGGGCATTGTATTAAGTCCTATTGCACCTACATCAAACACAACTGCAAACACGGCTTATGTGTCTTTTAGTAATGTAACTTGGAGCCCTGCCGCATTTACTTGTAGAGGTGCTTTGATATACAATAGTACAACCGGTTCAGCTGTTTGTGTGCTAAACTTTGGGTCTGATAAGACCTGCACTAATTCATTTACAATAACATTTCCAGCGGACACTGCCACGGACGCTGTAATACGATTCTCATAGGAGTATATTATGATTCAAAAAGAACAAGGCGGATTTGGCGATAATGCTACCATCACGTTAAATGCTGGGGCCGCTTCCAATGAAGTATTAGGCGTACATGGTCAATACCACGTAGTATGCCATGATAAAGACGGTAACTTAAAATGGGAAGAAAGCTTTCCTAATTTAGTTGTTGCAGCAGGTAAACAATTATTACTAGATACTTTACTACGTACATCAGGTACATATACCACAGTTGGACCATTCTTAGGTCTTACTAAAGTATCATTAACACCTGTAGCTACAGATACGATGACTACATTGGTAACGACTAATGCAGCTGAATTTATTAACTACACAGTAGGTGGTTCAGCAGTGCGTGGTACAGCAGTGTTTGGAGCTTCAACTTCAACGGGTACAACACCATCAAACGTCACAACATCAGCAGCTACTGCAATCACTTACACTATTACAGGTGCAGGTGGTACAGTGTATGGTTGTTTCTTAGTCACAGGTTCTGGTGCTGTAAGTACACAAAGCTCAACAGCAGGCACATTATATAGTGAAGGTAATTTTGCAACAGCTAAAGTAACAACAGCGGGTGATACTGTGTCGGTTACTTATAGCACTACTGCGACTAGCTAAGGAGCTTAAATGGCTCTAGCGTTAAATGACCGTGTCCAGCAGACGGGTACAGCTAATACCACAATTAGTTTTACCCTAAGTGGTTCAGTTACAGGCTTTCAATCTTTTGCCGTAGTTGGCAACGGAAACACGACCTATTATAGCGCTACAGATGCATCAGGTAACTGGGAAGTAGGTATTGGTACTTACGCAACTTCTGGTCCTACACTTACTCGTACTACAATCTTATCTTCAAGTAATTCTGGCAGTGCTGTAACTTTCTCTGGCACAGTCAATGTCTTTGTTACCTACCCTTCAAGTAAATCAGTTAACCTAGATGGTTCAAGTAATGTCAGTGCTTTAGGTACAGTATCTTCTGGTATTTGGCAAGGTTCAACTGTAGGCGTAGCTTATGGTGGTACAGGCGTTACATCATCTTCTGGTGCTAACTCTGTGATGTTGAGAGATGCAAATCAAAACGTAGCTGTAAACCGACTTAATCAATCCAACACAAATACCACAGCTGCAGCTGGAACAACCACATTAACAGCAGCTTCTAGTTATTCTCAAACTTTAACAGGCACAGGTACACAGACTTATAAAATGCCCGATGCTACTACGCTAACAACAGGTGTAGCGTTTGTATTTAATAACAATGCAACAGGAACCCTTACATTACAAGATTATGCTACTGGCTCTATTGGAACTATTACTACGGGTGGTGCTGTTGAACTTGTTTTACTAGCTAATAGCACTGTTGCGGGTACATGGGATGTACACGGATATCTTCCTGAAAACGTTACATGGGGAACCAATGCTTTAAATCTTGGTTCTACTGTTATTACAAACGGCACATGGAATGGCGGTACAATTACTTCAGGTTATGGTGGTACAGGATTAACGACTTTTGCTGCAGCTAACAACGCTCTATATTCCACATCAAGTTCAGCTTTAGCAGCAGGTACACTACCTATTGCAGCGGGTGGTACAGCAGTGACTTCATTTACTGCTAACGGTATTCTTTATGGTAACGGTACATCTGCATTAGGTGTAACAGCAGCTGGAACTACAGGACAAGTATTAATAGGTAATACAGGGTCTGCTCCAACATGGGGCACATTATCTAGTTCAGCAGTTACTACATTCCAAACATCTTTAAGTGGATTAACACCCAATACAGCCACAAGTGGTGCTGTCACTTTAGCAGGTACATTAGGTGCTACATCAGGCGGTACAGGATTAACTTCTTATACTACTGGCGATATTATTTATGCATCAGCTACAAATACATTATCTAAACTAGCTGCAGGCACTAATGGATATATTTTAACGCTAGCTTCTGGTGTCCCTTCGTGGGCAGCTAACTCGGCAACGGGCGCTTCATATAATAAAACAGATTTTACAGCGACAGCAGGTCAAACTACATTTACAGTCACCTATACGGTAGGTCTTGTTGAAGTTTATAGAAACGGTGTGAAACTTGCTATTGCTGACTACACAGCGTCTAACGGAACTACAATTGTTTTAGCTACGGGTGCTAACGTGGGTGATGTGATTGAAGTTATAGCCTTTTCTGCAGTTAATACAGCAGCTACTATATCTTATGATACGTTTAGTGGTACAGGCTCTCAAGTAGCATTTACTATGTCTGTAACACCTGCTAATTCTCAATCAGTAGTCGTAGCTATATCAGGTGTAGTTCAAGACCCAGGTAATTACACAGTATCAGGAACGACTTTAACATTTTCAACAGCGCCACCATTAGGTACAAATAATATCTCATGCCGTTATTTAGCCCTTCCAACTACAACCACAGGTACAGGTGCAGTAATTAATGCAACTAATGGTATAATCATCAATAACCAAACCATCACGGCTTCTTATACAATTCCTGTAGGCAGTAATGCCATGAGTACGGGTCCTGTAACAGCGGCAAGTGGTGTAACCGTTACTGTCTCAGCGGGCAGTAGATATATTGTTATTTAAGGATAAAAATTGGCTTCTCAAATAAATGCAAGTAATTCGGGTTTTGGTGGCATCGTTTCTACTGGAGATTCTAGTGGACAATTGCAACTTCAAGCTGCGGGTACAACAATAGCAGCCCTTACATCTACAGGCATGGCAGTCACAGGTACATTAAGTGCTAGTGGTCAAGCTACAATACCTACTATTAACTTAACTGGTGGTCAAATTACATTTCCAGCAACGCAAAGTGCTAGTGCAGATGCTAATACGCTAGATGATTATGAGGAAGGAACATGGACACCTAGTTGGGGTGTTACTGGCGGCTCTTGGACAGCTTCTTCTTCTGCTGCAACTTATACAAAAATTGGCAGACAAGTCACTTGCAATATGTCTTGGACTACATCTGCAATATCTGGAAGTAAAGTTAATACTTTAAATGGTTTGCCATTTACATCAGCAAATAATGGAACTAGCCCTGCGGCAAGCATAACTGCAAATTCAATAGGGCTGGCATCATATATTCCTGTTGGTAGTATACCAGCAAATGGTATAACTGTTAATATGCAATTTTCTTCTCAAAGTACATCAGGATGGGCGGATTTAGTAGTAAGTGCAATCTCATCAACTTCAATTATTAGTATGAGTTTTACTTACTTTACAACTTAATAAGGAAACATTATGGCATTAGATAAACAAGTATTAATAGACAAAATAGAAGTAGTAGAGAATGGAACAGTTCAAGTCCGTCAGGCTACTATTATTACAGAAGATGGCAACCAAATATCTCGCACATTTCATAGATGGTGCATAGCTCCAGGCGATAATTATTCTGCACAAGAACAACAAGTTCAAGATATATGTAGAGTGGCACATACGCCAGAAGTTATTGCAGCATACCAAGCACAACAAGAAGCTAACAGAATTAAATTAGGAGCATCACTATGAGTAGCGTAGTCATAGCAGGAGATACCTCAGGAACCGTAACCTTAGCTGCCCCAGCAGTATCAGGTACAACTACACTTACTTTGCCAGCGACAAGTGGGACTGTATTAACTACAGGTTCTACTGGACAAGTAATTAATAAAGCATCTTTACCAACAGGAAGTGTATTGCAAGTAGTTACTGGGTCGTATGGTACAACAGTATCTTCTTCTACAAGCACTTTAGTGAATACTGGATTAACTGCAAGCATTACTCCTACATCCAATACTAGCAAAATTCTTGTTTTAGTATACCATAATGCGTGTGCAAAAGGAGCAAGTAATTCTGCTTTAAGAATAGCATTGTTGCGAGGAGCAAGTATTATATTAAATATTGATGATGGTAATTGTTATACTGCTACTACCACTGCTTTATATGGTAATGGTGCTATAGCAGCTTCATATTTAGATAGCCCTGCAACAACATCTTCAACAACATATTCAACTCAATTTTGTTCAAGCACTAATAATGCTGTTGTATATGTTCAAAATTACTATACTGCCTATGCAACATCAACAATTACACTTATGGAGATTGCAGCATAATGGATAAACATTCAGCTATATATAAACTTTATTCTAATGTAACCCATATTAATGGTGATGTTGCTTACGATAAAGACGAACAAGAAGTAACCTATGACAACAATGCTGTAGACGCTTTAGTAGCATCTGAAGCATACAAGGCTAAACGTGCAGCAGAATATCCACCATATACAGACTACCTAGATGGTATCGTCAAAGGTGATAACGCACAAGTGCAAGCATACATAGACGCTTGTAACGCAGTTAAGAATAAGTATCCTAAAGGAACAGCATAATGGCACTCATACTTACAGGCGCAGCAGGAGCAAGTACACTAGATAGTTCTACAGGGTTAGCTGTGGCTACTTGGACAACTGCTGGTAGACCGTCAAGCCCTGTTGCGGGGCAAACTGGCTATAATTCTACTTTAGGTGGATTAGAGTTTTATAATGGTATTGCTTGGATTTCTACAGCATCCTTAGCTAGTTATTCATCAACTTATTTAGTTGTTGCTGGTGGAGGAGGAGGTGCATCATCAACTGGTGGTGGTGGTGGAGCTGGTGGATTACTTACTGGTACACAAACATTAAGTATAGGGGTAGTTTATACTATTACTGTAGGTGCTGGTGGTGCTTCAGTAGCGTCTGGCGCAAATACTAATGGTAATCCTGGAAATAATTCATCTATAGCTGGTTCTGGTATAACGACTATCACTGCAACTGCTGGCGGTTATGGTGGTACATTTAATACCGCTGGTGGTAATGGCGGTTCTGGAGGTGGTGGTGGGGGTAGAGCTTCTTCTGCTGGTGGTTCAGGTACATCTGGGCAAGGTTCTGCTGGTGGTGCAGCATTAAGTGGTAATACAGGTACCACAGGTCGTGGAGGCGGAGGCGGAGGTGCTTCTGCTGTTGGAGCTACTGGTGATGCTTCAGGTAATGGCGGTGCTGGCACAGCATCATCTATTTCAGGTTCGTCTGTAACTTATGCAGGCGGTGGAGGCGGTGGTAACTATAATCAAGCATCTGCTGGTTCTGGAGGTTCAGGCGGTGGTGGTACTGGGGGTACAGGTTCAACTTCTGGCTCAGCTACTGCAGGTAATGGTGCAAATGGGACAGCTAATACTGGTGGAGGTGGCGGTGGTGGCGGTTCTACTGCAAATGCAACCCCTTCTTTAGCTAGTGGAGGTGGAGGTGCTGGCGGTTCTGGCGTTGTCATATTAAGCGTTCCTACAGCTAACTATTCTGGTACAACAACAGGAAGCCCAACGGTTGCAACATCAGGTTCTAATACAATATTAACATTCACTGCATCAGGCAGTTATACAGCGTAAGGAGAAAAACAATGTCACATTTCGCAAAAGTAGTAGACGGTAAAGTAGTTTCAGTCATTGTGGCTGAACCAGAATTTTTTGATACATTCGTAGATTCAAGTCCAGGTACTTGGATACAAACAAGCTATAATACGCATGGTAATCAACACCCAGAAGGCAGACCTTTACGAGGTAATTACGCAGGCATTGGTTACACATACGATGCACAAAATGATGTATTCATAGCCCCTAAACCATCAGACACAGCAGTGTTAAACGAAACAACATGGTTATGGGAAGATACAGTTACAGAAGTACCACAAGGATAATACATGACTAACGCAGTCAATCTATCAGCACTAGGTTCTAACGGAGGCACAGCCATTGCTACATGGACAACGGCAACTCGTCCAGCTTCGCCTATTACAGGGCAGATGGGATACAATACAACTACAGGGCAAATTGAGATTTATAATGCTACTTATAGTACTTGGGCAAATGCTGGTACATCAGGCAATACATACGCTACAGATGTATTGATTGTTGCTGGTGGCGGTGGTGGTGGTAGAGGTACAGGCTCTGGTGGTTCTGGTGCTGGAGGATTATTATATGGTTCTATGACATTAACTGGTGGAACTGCTTACTCAGTAACTATAGGTGCTGGTGGTACTGGTGGTGCTTCTACAAATACTATCGGCTCTAAAGGTACTGACTCTGTTTTCAATAGTGCTACAGCACTTGCTGGCGGTGTTGGTGCAATAAATGGATATACAGGTTTAACTGGTGGCTCTGGCGGTGGTGCTGCTGGAGCTACCGTAAATGGTTCAAATAGACCTAACACAGCAGCAACTCAAGGCACTAGTGGAGGATTAACTGGAGTCGGCTTTACTGGCGGTACAACAACAGGTTCAACTTATTATGCAGGTTCTGGTGGTGGCGGTGCTGGAGCGGTAGGTGTTAATCAAAATGGCTCTTCTAGTAGCCCAGGCGGTGCTGGCGGTGCAGGATATACATGGTTAAATGGTTCTACTTATGCTGGTGGCGGTGGCGGTGGTAACGAAAATGTAACAGGAACATCAAGTGGTGGAACAGGTGGAGGCGGTAATGGAGGAGATGGTAGTAATGTTCCAACATCTGGAACTGCAAATACTGGAGGTGGCGGAGGTGGAACTGGTCTTGCATCTCAAACAGCAGTTAATGGTGGCTCTGGTATAGTTATAATACGTTATTCTGGCTCTCAAAAAGGTTCTGGTGGCACTGTTACAACATCAGGTGGCTATACATATCACACATTTACATCATCAAGTACATATACAGCATAAGGATAAATCATGGCATTAACCCAAGTCCCACCAGCGCTTTTAACTTCTACTACAGGAACAGGAACAACTGTAGCTTTAAGTGCGTCTCCTACGTTTACAGGTACAGTCACAACTCCTGGTGTAACCTTTTCTGACTCAAGTGTGCAAACTGCTGCAGCGTCACCTTATGTGCTAAAGAACCGTATTATAAATGGTGCAATGGTGATTGACCAGAGAAATGCTGGTGCTAGTGTTACTCCGACAAACGGGCAATATACTCTTGATAGATGGGCTGCTCAATTATCACAAGCATCAAAATTTACCGTGCAACAATCATCAACTGCACCAGTTGGTTTTATTAATAGTTTGAAAGTAACTTCCTCATCTGCATATACAGTTGGTTCAAGTGAAGTATTTTTGATTAATCAAGTTATAGAAGGTTTGAATGTTACAGACTTGGCTTGGGGTACAGCTAACGCAAAAACGGTTACATTATCTTTTCAAGTATATTCATCATTAACAGGTACTTTTGGTGGAAGCATTGCCGACAGTAGCCAAGCGTATTCATATCCATTTACATATTCAATACCAACAGCAAATACTTGGACAACAATCAGTATTACTATTGCTGGACCCACTGCTGGAACTTGGCTTACTACTAACGGTATTGGCATTCGTATTTGGTTCGGGCTTGGTGTTGGAGCAACATTAAGCGGAACAGCAGGAGCATGGACAGCAACTGGATATTATTCTGCCACAGGAGCAACATCTGTAGTAGCAACAAACGGAGCTACCTTCTACATCACAGGTGTCCAACTAGAGGTAGGCTCATCTGCAACACCGTTTGAACGCAGACTTTATAATCAGGAATTGGCTAATTGTCAGAGGTATTATGAAAAAAGTTATGATATTGGAACTGTCCCAGCAACAGCTACTGGGAGTGGTGCAATATATTCTGCAGGTTCTAACGGTGGATTAACCACATCATATTTATCAGATGGAAAAGGATTTATAGTATCAAAAAGAGCCGCACCTACTATGACTATTTATGACCAATCTGGTAATTCTGGTAAATGTAATAGAGAATATTTTGGTGTTAGTACAACAGCTAATAGTACAGTTGTATCAACTTTAGAAGGAAATAATAATTTTATTGTATATAGTTCTGGAACTGCAAATTCTATGTCAATTTCATATCATTATGTTGCATCTGCGGAGTTATAATATGTATAAATTAGTTAATAATGTAATTACAAATACAATAAATTCTGTTCAACGTCTTTCAGATAACGCATTCATCCCATTTGACCCAGATAACACAGACTACCAAGCCTACCTAACATGGCTTGAAGAAGGCAATACGCCAGAACAGGCTGACTAATGTTTGGTAACTCAGCCTTTGCCCAAGCCCCCTTTGCAACCCTAGGTAGTGGCACGGCTTTTAGTTTGTCTTTAACAGAAAACTTTGGTATAGATGATTTAAGTAGTCAAATTTCTACTTTTCTACAAAGTCTTGCTGAGCCAATTACAATAAATGACTTTAACTCTCAAGCAGGGTTATTTAATGGTTCAATTACAGAAGTTATTACGCTGAATGATTCAAGCACTCAAGCCAGTACATTTGGTCAAAGCATATCAGAGAACTTAAACTTAGATAACAACCAAACGATTACAGCTCAGTTTGCAGCAGCAAGAGCCGAGAACATCAATATGGATGATTCATCCGTGCAATACTTTGCGGCATTAGAAACTCGTGATGAACCATTTACAATGGATGATGTAAGAAGTATAGCGGCTCAGTTCCTAGCTTCACAAACAGAGAATGTAGACCTTGCTGATACGCCAAGTATTACAGCTCAGTTTAAACCATCTATTACTGAAAACATAACGATGGCAGATGCTTATGTAGCTATAGCTAACTTTATAGCTTCAAGAACTGAAAATATTACAATGAATGATATTGAAACCATTATTTCAATGTTCTTCTTTACGATTACAGAGAATCTGAACCCAGCTGATGCTAATAGTGTTATTACAAACTACCTTGTATCATTGGCTGAAAACGTTAATTTAGCAGATACACCTACAGTTACAGCACAGTTCCAGTCTTCTATTGTTGAAACATTTGCATTATTAGATGAACAATTCCCACGAGGCTGGTTTAGAATAGATGATTCTGATACAATAACTTGGGCACAAATTAATAATACACAGTCTGCAAGTTGGAATACAATTAATAATACACAAACAACTACTTGGGCATCAATAGATGATTCTCAATAAAGGATAAATCATGGCATCTACCTACTCAACAAGTCTTCAAATACAGCTTATAGCTTCAGGCGAACAGTCTGGTGTTTGGGGTACCACGACTAATACTAACTGGAATTTAATAGAACAAGCAGTAGCAGGTGTGCAGTCTATTACCATGATTAATGCCAATTATACATTAACAGTACTTAATGGTGTTTCAGACGAAGCACGTAACATGGTGTTATTTGTAGGTGGAACGAATTCGGCAATACGTCAAATCGTAGCCCCGTTGGTACCGAAAGTGTATGTGGTATACAACAATACCTCAGGTGGATATGCTATTACTATTGGTGGAGCTACAGGTACGTTAGCTACAGTGCCGGCTTCATCGTCAACTTTAGTATTCTGTGATGGAAGTAATTTTTATTCAGGTATATCAGCAGCTTCGGGTAACTTTAGCATTGCCGGAAACGCCACGGTAGCAGGGAATTTATCAGTTACAGGAACTACAACACTTACAGGGGCTGCTACAGCTCCGACACCTACAACAGGAGATAATACTACAAAGGTAGCAACAACAGCATTTGTAACTACAGCGGTAACAGCCGCAACAGGTTCATTAGGAACCATGTCTACACAAAATGCTAATGCCGTAGCTATTACAGGTGGGACTATTTCTGGAGCTACTGGTGCATTTACAACGCTTAATGCTAATGGTGTTACAACACTTGGTGAAACAACTACTGTATCGGCAACAGCAGCTACAGGCACAGTTAACTACGATGTTATTACTCAAGGTGTTTTATATTACACAACATCAGCTTCAGCTAACTGGACAACTAATTTTAGAG